GTGTTTCGCGGCGCCAGTCTCCAGCGTTCCGCCCGCCCCCCGGGCCCTGCTCCCGCCCTCATCAAGCCGCATGGCTGCGTCGGCCTCCATCGGCGCGGTTGCACGACGCATGCTCGGGCCCGGTATAGCCCTGCCGATCGTCGGTGTGGCCGAGATCCCAGCGCTGGCCCACGAGGATCGGCTCACCACATCGAGCGCACCTGACCCTGCCAGCGTTGACCACGTCGGCCAACGTCGAACGGATGAGGCGATGCCGAGTGCCGTAGCCACGGGCTGCCCTGCTCACACCACGGTGGTTGCGGGGCGAGGTGACGGCACAGACCACGCACCGGTTGCCCCGCTCGATGAGGCGCCCGCAACCCAAGCAGGGGCGCCTCATGGTTCCCTCACCGTCACGGCGATGTCGTCGAGCACCCATGCCCCGACGACGAGGGCGAAGCCCAGCGGCGTGAAGTTGATCGTGGACTGCACCCCTGCCGCTGCCAGCACGAAGGCCACGATGGCGAGGACGAGCAGGGCGTAGCGCACACCTTCCATGCTCACGCGCCCGCCACGCTGGTGATGTCCCACTCGGTGAAGTCGCGTCGCATCCTGCGGCCGGCCACCGTGTCCCACGCGTACCGGGCGAGAACGGCAAGCGAGAGGGCGGCGACCAGCAGCAGGAGGACGATGCGCATTACGCCTTCTTGGTGAAGCTCTGGGTCGTGGGCGGCGTCTCGCCCTCGGCCGGGACGTCGGTGCCCGTGTCGCCCTCGGCGTCGGCCTTGATGGCGTCGATCTCGTCGCCCAGCTCGGTAATACGGGCGGTCAGGTCGTCGATCGTCGATTGCACCGGGCCCTCGCCCGCCTTGATCGCGGTGATGACGTCGCGTAGCTCACCGATCTTGGTGGCGAGGCCGTCGATCGCGGTGCGCAATGCGCCAAGTTCAGCCATTACTCGCTCTCCTTTGTCGTTGTCGTGGTGGTTGTCGTCGTCTCGAGGTTGCGGCTGTCGTCGTACTCGTCCTTCACCTCGTCGTTGGGCGGATCGGCCACCTCGTCGGCGTCTTGGATCTCCTCGTCGTCGCCGGGCAGCGGCTGCTGGGTCATGCGGTCACCTCAATCGAGATAAAACTGGAGATCGGTCTTGTCATACGCGTACAGGTCGGCCCAGTTGGCGCCGCCGTCGGTGGTGCGCTGGCCGTCGCCGTCACCGAAGACGCGGCTCTGGAGGCCCTTGCTGGTGCCCTGCTGAATCGGGACGGCGGTGTAGGTCGTGGCGGCGTCGGTGGACAGGCGCAGAGCGTAGGTCTGGCCGCTGGTCAGCACGATCGGGGCGGGGAAGGTGGCGTGCGCCCATGTGTCGCCCTGCAATGAGCCCGGCGGCATGGCGCCGACCGCGATGGAGCTGCTGGGCACGGTCGCCTGGCCGAGGACGGTGCCGGTGCCCGACTCCAAGCGGACAAGGAGGTTGCCGCTGCCGCTGATGCGCTTGAGGCGGACGTGCGCCTTGCTGACCGTCCGGTTGCCGCCGCTCACCGTGAAGCGCTCGCGGACCATGTTGGCCGTGCCGTTGATGAGCCCGAAGCGATCGGCGAGGGTGCCGATGTAGGCCGAGCCGTCGTGCCTGCCGTCCTGGTAGGCGAGGTCGAAGATGGGCACGTAGGCGCTCTCGACGTACCACGAGCCCTTGTCGTTGTACATGAAGGCGAAGTCGTCGGAGAACGCCGCCGTGCGCGGCGTCGGCGTGCTGCCGAAGTGGAACAGCCCATTGAGGCTGATGTAGTTCGTCACGGGATCGGCGGCCGTGTTCTCGAACACGAGGTGGTACAGGCCGTTGGCGGCGAGCATGGCCGGGTTCGTGAACGTGTGGAGCGTCCAGACTTCCCAGCTCCCCGACGGATTGCCCGGCGACCACGACAAGCTGGCAAGGGGCGTGCCCGACGGATTGCCCGAAGCGTCGGCCTGGATCGTCGCCTTCACGGTGCCGCCGTTGCCGCCCGAATAGACGGGCCCGCCGCGCTCCTGCACGCGCAGGCTGACGGCCTGCCCGCCGAGCGAGCGGAAGCGGTAGCTGATCTTCGCCCGGTTCGTCCAGCCGACCTGCTTGTTGGCCCGAGAATCGCCCGACAGCCCTGAGCCGTAGGCACCCGTCGTGGCGGGGGGCTGGGTGATCGGCGGTTCCACGACGACGGGCGGTTGCGTGACGGGTGGCGCGATGCCGAGCTTGGCCTCGACGGCCTTGAGACGCGTGTCGAGAGCGTCGTCGGCGGCTTTGCGGGCGGCCGTCTCGAGGGCCAGCGGGTCGGTTGCCATTCAGCCCTTCTTGCTTTCGACGAGGCGTATTCCGGAAGCGTTGGGCTCGACGTACTTGCCCGCGAGACTGCCTGTCGAGACACGCACGACGCGCTTGCGCATGCCTGAGCGCCACGGGATGGTGATGGGCGCCTCGCAGGGTGCCGACGTCTTCTTGCTGAAGCGCCGCGACTCGCGGGTCCACGGTGGCCCGCTGTAGAGCCAGAACGACTGCGGCGCAAAGGCCACCGAGAACTTCTTCGGTGCCACGGCGGGCGCCCGGGCGACGACGGCGAGCACTCGGCCCTGGCCGTAGGCGCGGTAGGGTCCGTCGCCGCCGATGTTCAGGCGGCCAGCGGCGTTGCGCAGGAGCGCCTTGGGCCAGCGTTGCGGGCCCCGCGGGATGCCGCGCCGCCGAGCATCGGCCAGCGGGTCGTAGACAAGGCCGCCAGAGAGCACGAGGTCGTGATTGCCGGTGAAGCCCGGCGAGCCGTCGTATTGCGTCGGGGCGACCGGCGCGTAGCTGATCGCCATGATGACCGCCACGTCGGCCGACTGGCCGAGGCTCCACGCCTCGTCGAAGATCATGCTGCGCTGGTCGAGGACGACGCCGTAGGCGCGACGTGCCGTCTCGACGACCTGGGAGGGGTTGAGGCCGCCTTGCCGATCGGGCGAGCCGTCGGCGTTGCGGACGTTGGCCCGAAAGTCGCTGGCCGTGGGGTGCTTTAGCCCTGCCGTCTCGAGGGCGACGGCCATCGCCCCGGACGCCGCCGCGCAGTTGAGCGATTGGAGAGGCCCGCCGTCGAACTGCTTCACGAGACGCAGGCTCACCGGGTCAGTCGTTGACCCGGATCGTCGCGACGGAGCCAACCGCATCGCCGTTGAAGGCCGAGTCGGGTGCCCTGAGCCAGCCCTTGAGGGTGCCGGGCGTGCGGTTGCCGCCGGTCAGGAACGGCACCTGGTTCTGGAAGGTGACGCTGCTGCCCTGGACGTACTGCGCCGACATGCCCGTGTTGCGGCCGGTGCCACCGCCGTCGGGGTCGTACACGATCGACGCCGCGTACTGGTCACCCTCGGTGAGGCCGGTGCCCGTCAGCTCGTAGCGCGTGCCGCTGATCTTCGCCGTTGCCATCACTCGCCTCCGTTGCGCTTGCGGCGGCGTCCGAAGTACGCGACGCCCGCCAATACGGCCACGATGGCGGCCATGACGCTGCCCCTGGCCTCGAGGCTGAACGTGGTCGTGTCGCCGGTGAGCGTCGCGCCGAGGGTCACGAGGGCCACCGCCACGAGCGCGTATTCGGCGGCGTTTGCGGGGTCGATCCGGTCAGGCACGACGAAACCTCCGGACCACTCGCGTCCCCCACAATCGCGAAGCATACGCCGCCGTTACACCAGAATTACACCAGACGCGGGTCGGGAGTGGTGCATCCGGTCGGCCTGATCGTGCTCAAATGGGACGCCCGAACAGCCGATTAGAGGTCTGCAAAACCTCTATTCACCGGTTCGAATCCGGTCGTCGCCTCCAAATCTGAGCACGAATCGAGCCCTTCGGGGCCGAGGTCGTCGGACTCGTTACACCAGAAGTGACCCAGACTTTTGTGAGTTGACTGTCCACCAATGGCGCAGATCGGGCCATTCGGACTCGTCCCTGACCGTCGCCTCCGACACCGCCTCGGCCTCCAGCAGCAGGTCGGACGGCAGGAAGCCGTGCTGCCGGTGGTCGTAGCCGTGTTGCCTGCCGTGCCGCTCGCAGGGGTTGTCGTGACAGACCTTCGGGATGGCGCCCCGGTCGTCGTACCGAGTCGGCAGCGTCTCGTCGCGCACCGGCTGGAAGAAGAGCCGCGCGCGGTCGAAGCGCACGTGAACCCCGAGGTAGCGGTGGCTGTTACCGATCACAACGCCTGTCTCGTTGCCGTGGAAGAACTGGAAATCCTGAAAGTTCGTGATCACCCGGACGCGCGCGCCGACCGGGAAGTCTCCGTAGGCGCGGTGATGGCTCTGAGGATGCCTCGTCACTTGACCCGCCGCAGCGCCTCGTCCAGCCCGTCGGCGACCACCTTGAGCCGCGCTTCGACGGGGTGCGAATACGTGTCCGACGTCACGCGAATCGTCGAATGGCCGAGGATCTGCTTGACGTCCTCAAGGCCGTAGCCCAGCGACAGCATCAGGCTGGCCGCGGTGTGGCGCAGCTCGTGGACACGCACCCGCGGCAGCCCCGAGGCCGCCAGCGTCTCGTACCAGCGCAGCAGGACGGCCGTGCCGTGGTAGGGCTGCCCTGACTCGGTGAGGAAGACGAGGCCGAAGTAGCGCCAGTCGGGCCGGCGGACGTCGGCGAGGCGCGCCTTGTGCTCGGCGAGGGCGGCCACGGCAAGCGGGCCCAGCGGCACGGTGCGCGTCCGGCCGGTCTTCGTCGGCCGCCGCTGCCACGGCTCTCGCGGATCCCGGGTCCGGTGCAGCGTGGCGCCGATCGTGGCCCTGCCCGCGGCGAGGTCGACGTCGTCCCACGTCAGCCCCAGGGCCTCGGCCTCGCGGACGCCGGTCGTCAGGAACAGCACCCACAGCGGGTGCAGCCAGTCGCCGCGGGTGCGCTCGATGACGGTCATGGCCTGGTCGAGCGTGAGCGTCACCGCCTCGCGGCTTCGCGGCGTCGGCAGCTTCGCCTTGGCGGCCGGGTTGTCGGCGACGAGGCGGTGGCTGATGGCCCAGTCGAGGGCCGCGTGCAGCACGGCGCGGTGGTGGCTCTTGGTGCGCGCCGACGTTCCCGAGCGGGTCAGGCCGTCGCTGATGACGCCTTCCGTGAGACGCTCGATGGGGTAGGCGCCGAACAGCGGCACGAGGTGGTTCTCGACGATGCCGCGGTAGCCGGCCTTCGTCTTGGGCGCCAGCGCCGAGCCGTCCACGGCGTCAGCGAGCCACCAGCGGAGGCACTCCCCGACGGACAGCTTCCTCGTCCGCCGCACGCCCTGCCCTGTCTCGCGCAGCAGCCGCAGAAGCTCGGCCTGCGCTACCCGCTTGTCCATGCTCGTCGCGGTGCGCCGCGTGCCGTCGGGCAGGCTCACCCGCGCCACCCACAGGCCGTTGTTGCCGCGCCGGCAGAGGCTGCCCTGGCGATGTCCCCTCATGGTCAACCACCCTTCGCAGCTCGACGAAGCGCTCGAGGTCGCCCGAGTCTACCCGCACGCTGCGGCCGATCCGGACGCCTGCCAGCTCGCCCCGCTTGACGAGCAGGTACACCTGGTCCCGGGACAGGGCGAGGTCGTCGGCCACCTCGGCGACCGTGAGCAGCTTCACGCCAGCAGTCCCGGCAGCAAGGCCACGGCGACGAAGAACAGCACCCAGAGCAGGCCCACGGCGACGACGTACAGCCACGCGCTCACGTCTCCGACTCCGGGCGAATCTCAGCTCGTATCTCTGCGATCCGGTCAGCGGCAGCGGTGAGAGCGCCGATCAACTCGTCGTTGCGCGCCTCGGTCCATTCCAGCGCCGCCTCCAACTCGGCCACGCGGGCGAGGTGGGGTGCGGCGGCTTGGGCCTCGATGGCGGGCACCCACTCCCGCAACTGATCGAGTGCGTAGTTGCCGCTGCCATACCACGAACCACCCGGCGCAGCCATGCGCGTCACAGATTGTCCCGCCTCCGTTCGCGGGTCGCTCATGGCTGCGGCTCCGGGCGGGCGAGGAGAGCGACCACCCGCCGGTCGAGGTCCAGCGCCAGCGTGGCAACTGAACTCCGCATCGCCTCCAGCGCCGCCTCCAACTCGGCCACGCGGGCGGACTGATAGTCGCACTCCTCGCAGAGATGCTCTGGCGGTGCCTCCGGGTTGTGATGCCAGAGCGCCGACTGCTCAGTCGGTGGCCGCTGGCGTGCCTCTGGCGGCTTGTCGCCTTCGGGCGGATCGAGGTAGGTCAATGGACTCACGGCTTCGGCTCCGGGCGGGCGAGGGCTTGGATGCGCTCGTAGGCGAGCGTCGAGACGTTGCCGTTCACCCATTCGGTGTCGAGTTGACGCAGCGCCGCCTCCAACTCGGCCACGCGGGCGAGGGCCTGCGCGGCGTCGCAGGGCCACGACTGGCGGTCCAGTTCGCAGAAGCCCGACATGCCCGCTCGCACTTGCCGGTGCCGCTCGCGGATGGCGTCGAGGTCGGTCATCGCAGGCTCTCGATGACGCTGTCGAGGTCCGCCGGCCGGACGACGCGGTACTCGAAGGCGTGGCTGTTGGCCGGCATCTCGCGCTGCCAGGCGTACTGCTCGGTGCTGAGCTGGCCGCGCTCCGACTTCAGCTCGAACGCCTTGACCCTGCCGCCGCGGATGGCGATGACGTCCGGGAAGCCTGCGTGGCCCTGCTGGCGGGCAAGGTCGCTGCGCCGATCGTGGTGCGTCCGCCAGCCGAGCAGCGCCGCCGCTTCGACGATGGCGAGCAGGAGGTCGTCCTCAGCCGGCACGCTGGCCCTCCTCGACGCCGTAGAGCGCCAGGCGGCGCACGTTCCACTCGGCCGTCGTCAGGCTCAGGGTTTCGCCCGTCTCGCGGTCCTCGACGTCCACGACGACCAGCGGCCCGGCGTAGCCGACGACGGTGCCGCGGCTGCCGCCTGCCACCTCGAGGCCCTCCTCGCTGCGCAGGCCGCCCGTGACGACGTAGACGCGGCAGCCAAGCTCGAGGGTCACGGCTTCTGCCCGCGCTCCCGAAGCGCCTTGTCCTGGAGGTCCAGCATCCGCTGGATTTCGGGGTCTCTTTGAAGCGCTTCGCTTGAAGCGCTCGGAATAGGTAAGGAACGGATAGGTACGGAGTTCAACCGTTCGGCTTCGTTTTCGCTTGAAGCGCCACGGTTCAACCGCCGCGCTTGACCTGAAGCGGCTCCTCCACGCTTGCCAAGCTCGCGCATGGCCGCTCGGCGCTCCCGAATCGATGACGATGACGGGTTGAAATCGAGGAAATCGTGGATGCGGTAGTCCTCGCCGACCCTCTCGAAGAGGCCCGCCGAGACCAGTTTTTCGGCCAACGGAACGGTTCCGCCGAGCTTTTGGACCCTCGTCGCGGGGACAAATCCGTCCGTCAGGTACCGATTCGACCAGCTGAGACAGAGGACGTAGAGGCCCACGCAGGGCAGCCGGGACGGCCCGAGAGCGTCCAGTTTGGGGTGGTCGTAGAGGCTGTCGTCGAGGGTTCCCCAGGGCATCATCGCGCCAGCCTTTCCATCGCCTCTCGCCACGCCTGGTGCTGCCACGTCTGCTGATGGCGCACCACGGCGTAATGGACGGAGCCAGAACTCGCCGGGTCGGCCGTCAGGAAGCCGCTGCAGGCGCACGGCAGCGTGAGCGTCGGCACGTACACAAGGTCCGCCTCCGGCCGGCTTCCATTCGCGTCGGCCGGCTTTACCGGCGTCACCGGTTCGGCCAGACGCCGCCCGCATTGCGATGCGGCCCTGAATGGCCGGCGAGCTGCTCGCACTCGCCCGTGTCGAGCCCTGCGTCACTAGCACCGCACAACGACGGCATGGCGGTGGACGCATCGACGGTCATGGGGTCGCCCAACAGCGCTTCGTCGAGCTCTGGCTCGCCGTCCTCGATTTGGGCGGGCGTGGGCTGATGGTTGGCCGCGAGCACGTTGCGCTTCTGGGCCACCCGCTCGGCCAGAGTCTGAGGCGCAACGGGCGGTTCGGGCAGGTCGCGGTCCCAGCGCTCCTCTGCCACCGGAGCCGACACGTCAAAGGCGCGGCGCAGGGCCATCACCTCGGCCACCTTGGTCGCCATCTCGGGCCCGAAGTCCTTGTTGCGGCCCTTCTCGGGATACCGCCCGTAGTACGTGAACGGGCGCGTCATGTCACGTCGATACACCGACGCGGTAGCCCTCCAAAAGCCATCCTGGAGGACGGGCTCTGTCACTTCAATTCCGTCGAGCTGGCCGCTGCGATGCGCGATATGCAGAAGTCCGTCCCTGGTCAGGTAAGGCCTTCCTTCGACCAAAATGACGTGACGAAGCATCAGGTCGAGGTCGTATCGCTTGGCGATCGCGAGGGTGATTTCGCGCTGTTCCGGTGAAACTCGATCCAATCCCACCGCCTTGAGAAGCGCGAGTCTGCGCTTCCGATCGATGTCCTCGGCGGTGGTGGCCGGTAGGTTTTCGTTCTCGGTCGTCATCGGACTATCGCCGCAATCATCTCGGCGTCGGTACGCCCGCTCTTCCGTTGATTGCAGATCAGGTGCTCGGGCCGTACTGCCATTACGCGCCAGCCATCCCGTGCTATTGCGACGACCGGCGGTTCGTGACCGAAGGAAGTCGCCATCGGGTGGGGCCACCGCTCCTCCGTCAATGGGTTAAGACACACACCACAATCCGGTGACGCGACGTGTATGGTGAACACTCCCACCGTCATGTCCTTCAGCCGCAATCGCCGGCGGTCACTCGCGGCGCGGCGGGTGTCACGGTCCTTCATTTCGCGTGCTCGGTAGTCCTGGATCCTGTCTGGGTGAGCAGCCAGCCACTCGCGGTTCTTTACGAGCACCTTGTCGCGGTTGCGCTTCTTCCAAGCCGACGACGCGATCCGCGCCTTCTCCCGGTTCTTGATGCGCCAATCGACCATCTTGAGTCGGTGACATTCCCGGCATCGTGACGCGTGACCCCCTCGCGGGATCACTCCTCTCGTGTGGCCGCACGCGTTTTCGTTAGTCACCCGTGTCTCCTTTCCACGTCAGCCTGAACGGCCTTGCGCCGGGCTTGACGAGGGTGTGCAGTGAAATGAGCGCTTCGCGCTGCTCTTCCGGCAGCGTCGTGAGCACTCCCTGTGCAATCGATTGCCAGTCGACGAGCGTCGCGTCGCGCGTCTGCTTCCAAGTGATGAACCAGTTGCTGCCCTCCAGTCGCGCGGCGTCGGCCATGCGCGCCTTCACGGCCACCTCGATGGCATCGATCGTGGCCTCGAGGTCGCCGCGCGCGTTGCGCAGCCGGTGCAGCTCGCGTACCGCTTCCTCGAGCTCGGCGTCGGCGACCATCTCGGAGCCGTCGTCGGTCGGGTGGTGGCGGCGGATGGAATCGACCGACTCGGCGAAGGGCCCGCCTGCGGCCAGCCGCTTTCGGAAGTCGGACGCCACCTCGACCATGCCCGCGAAGACGGCCTCGTCGTAGGCGACGGGGTAGGTACGGAGCTCCTCGCCCCCGATGAGGACCGCCACGTCGGCCAGCGTCCAGCCGATGCAGCCCAACTGCCACTGCACCTGGGCCTCGATCTCCTGCGGCAGGCCGTCGGCGAAGCGGCCGCGGCCCGCCGTCCACTTCGTCTCGACGAGCATCCGCCGGCCGGCCACGCGGTAGTCGGGCGACGCCGCGGCCCACTTGATTTCGGAATGCACGTGGAGACCGTGGAAGCGCCGCAGGCGGTAGCCCGTCTGGCTCTCGTACTCGGACGCCACGAGACCCTCGAGCGCCTGGCCGATGCGCATCCGCAGCGTGCTCTCGGTCACCCGCTCGCCCATCTTCTCGGCGGCGACGTCGGCTTCCGACTTCCACGGGTTAACGCCGAGCAGGGCACCCACGTCAGTCGCCGTGACCAGGTCGCGACGCGCGGCGAGCCATTCGTCCGAGCCCTGCTTGACCGCCATCACTTGCCGAAGGCTTCCCGAAGCTCGCCCTCGGACCAGGGTTGTGCTGCGCCGGCGATCTCCTCCTCGGCCGGCGCAGCGGGGAATGGCTTGACCAAGGGCAGCGTCTCGCCCTCGCGCAACAGGTAGCGCGCGATGCGCTCGACCCACGTCGCGGTGTCCGGGCCCCGCCACGGGCCGGCGTCAGTCACCACGCCACGCTCACCCGGACGATGCCGCGGGAAAGCGGCGCGAGGTTGCGGAATACGCCGGGATGAAGGTCGATCACGCGCCCGAACGGACAGCGGCAGAAATCGACCAACCGGACGCGCAGGCCGTTCACCCTGACGACGCGCCCGCGCCATGCCCCGACACGCAGGGCCGGGCCAGCCGCGGCGACGAACTCGCCCGCCGTATGGCCCCGGGTGCAGCAGTACCACGAGGCCGGGCCCGTGAGGCGGTGACCGCTCGCCGATGCCACCTGACGAACGGCCACCACGCCCTTGGGCGAGTGAGGACGCCCGCGGAGTTCAGCAACCGCCGACGCCTCTGCGAAAGACGCCGGCCCCGTGGCTTCAGGCTGCTGGACTCCGCCGGCGCCCGCACCGACGCCGAGAGATGACATGAGGACGCTGGCCGCGACGAGAACGGCGGTCACGCCGTCACCACTGGACGTCGTCCGGCGCCAGCTCCTCGACGGCCAGCCGGATTCGCTCGGCCATGTCGGGCGTCAACGTGCGGAAGCCCCGCAGCAGCCGGTTGAGGTGCCCGCTGTTGATCCCGACGCGCTGCGCCACCCGGTCCTGGGACACCTCGGCGACCCGCATCGCCCGCCGCAAAGCGGTGCCTGCGGTCAACGGATCGAAGCTCTCGGGTTCCGTGGCTACTTGTAGTCGCATTGGCAACGAATACTCTGTGATGGCAGCAGCGCTGTCAAGAGGATTTGTTGTTGCCGGGAGCAACAGGCGCCGCACGGCTAACGCTTGCCGTGATGACTACGGAAGAGGACCAGAGACGTCGACGCGGCTACTGGTTGCGGCTGGCCCGCCAGCGCTCAGGGCTGACCCTCAAGCAGGTCGCCGTCGCGATGGGCTACGCGCTCCGGTCACAGACCACGATCCGGCTCTGGGAGCTGGGCCAGCGTGACCCGTCGGACATCCAGCTCACGCGCATCGCGGGCGTCTACCGCGTTCCGGTCAGCGTCTTTTCCGAGCCCCGCAAGACCGACCAGGAATGGCTCGACGAACGCGTTCGCGAAGCCATCCGGAATGGCGACATGGCGGACCCACCGGCGAGGGCGGCGACGGGCTGACGCGGGACAACCGTTGTGTTGCCTCCGTGCAACGGCACTTTTGCCCACGCACGATTCGCGACTCGCGGAATCGCTGGCCGACATATATGCTGCTGAGCACCTGAGGGACGACGGCCGGATCTAGCGACCGCCGCCCCAGGGCGTAGTCCTGATTGGAGGACAACACCCATGCCTGAGGATAGGCGAGACATCCGTGTCGAGCGCGTGCTCGAACGGCTGCAGATCCCCTGGACATTCGAGCCGGACTTCCCGCTGGCCGATGTCGTCAAAGCAGAATCCGGGACCCAGGTGCGGACGGACGCGGCGCACCGTGCGACGGTCGATGAGTACGCCGTCGCCTACCAGAACGGCGCGCAATTTCCACCGCTCGTCCTGCACCACCAGACGAAGAAGCTCATCGACGGCAACACGCGCTACGCGGGCGCGACGAAGGCCCATGTCGAATCGCATCCCGTCTATCTGGTCGAAGCCAAGACCCCGCGCCTGGCATCGATCGTTCAGGGCGCCCTCAATCAGCTCAACGGCGAACGCCTGAGCAACGAGCAGGCCACCGAGACGGCACGCCTGATGCACGAGCAGGGCTACAGCGCCGAGGAGATCGCCTATTCCACGGGCCGGCGTTTCGCGACCATCCAGGACACGATTCGAGTCATCGATCTCGAGAAGCGCGCCGATCATCTCGGCCTGCCGGTCGACAAGCTCTCGAAGAACGTCAAGATCCAGCTGGCCGGCATCCAGCTCGACGAGCCATTGCGGCTCGTCACGGCAGCCGTCGCGGCCAAAGCGATCGGGGGCGATGAGGTTCGCGAGATCAGCAACCGGCTCGCCGCGACGCACTCCGAGGCGGATGCGATCGGCGTCGTGAAGGACCAGCTTGCAACCTGGGACAAGGAGGCGGTTCCGCCTCGCAACCACGTCCCGAAGGAGAAGGGTGGACCCGTCCGACGCGCTGCGGAGGCGCTGATGGAGCGGATTCGGCTGCTTCAGTGGGAGCAGCTCGCCGATGCCGACTATCGCGTGACCATCAATACGCTTCAGGCACTCAGCACAGCCATCGCCGATCTTCCGAAGCGCTGATGTACTGGGCACGAGGTGCCCTGGGTCGGGTCATCGTCGATCTCCTCTACGAGATCGGCGGTGGCCCCGATGGCCCAGGCGTCACCCTGGACCAACTCGTGAATCGCGCCATGGCTCGGCCGCCGGCCGGCCTCTTCTACGCCGCGACGATCAGCTATGCCAAGTATACGATCGTCCGTCCGAGGAACCGAGATCGTATACTCACAGTCGCTGATCTGGTTGACGACGACGGGGCCCAGGGCACGACCATCAGGGACGACGGCGGTAAGCCGTGGTTCACCAGGCGCCAAGCCGTCCGGCGGTTTCTGCTCAAGTACCTGATCGGCAAGGGCATCCAGTCCGATTGGCTCACTCGTGATGGCGATCGCTGGCGCCTGGTGTCAGCCGAGAACGGTCCGCAACTTCACGACGGCAGCATTTACAACGCGGCAGCCCGCGCACGGTTCGATGATCTTGACCAGGGCCACGCCGCATACGTCACGGCCAAGGCCGTGCTGGGGCGAATCGACGACGACGCCCGATTCGCCGAGGCGCTCCTCAGGGGCGTGCTGCCCAGGGACAACCGGGCCTCATATCACACGCGGCGCAAGGACTACAACGCCATGCTCCGCGCCTTCCCGAAGCTCGACCCGGACCAGCAGCGCGAGATCCTGATAGCACTCGTCGCTGAGCGCTCGGTCGAACAACCACCAAAACATCAGGATTGAGAATGGGGACTTTCATCGTGAAGAGGGGATTGGCACTCGTGTGCCTCGTGGCGGCCGTCGTGGCCGGCTGTTCAACAACCGCCGTCGCACCGACGCCGCAGATCGTCTACGTCACCGCACCTCCACAACCCCCACCCACGCCGCTCATCGTGTACGTAACGCCGGAGCCTGCGACACCTCAGCCGTCGCCGAGCGCATCCGTGCAGCACACGATCACCGGGACATTCCGCTTGTTGACCGGCTATACGACGGTGAAAGACTCAGGAAGCAACAGCTGCCACGGCAAGGGCGGGTTTTCCGACATCGCGCCGGGCGCGCCGGTCGCGGTCAGGGATGGCACCGGCGTCGTCATCGCAACGGGTTCCATCGCGTTTGACGCAGCCTGGAGTCCCATCGTCTTTGACACGGTCCCCTGTGACTTCACGTTTGCAATTCAAGACGTTCCCGACACCGGGTTCTACTCGATCGACATCAGTCACCGGAAAGGACAGCCGTATTCCAAGGCCGATCTGTCGAGCGCGGGCTGGCACGTCGACCTGACGTTGGGCGGCTAGGACGTGAGATTCATACCGCTGCTGACAGTCGCGGCCGTCGTAGCGGGCTGTTCTGCTGGCGTCGCGCCAATCCCGCAGATCATCTACGTGACGCCAGCGCCGACGGCAACCACGCCGGCCCCGACATCAGCCCTTAGCCCGACATCGGCTCCGACGCCGATCCCGACTGCGCCGACGCACCAGCTGAAAGGTACGCTCACAATCGGCGACGGCAATTGGACCTGGGACCGGAAGGGCGACAGGGTCGTCTGCCAGGGCAATGGAGGGTACGCGGACGTCCACGAGGGCACGCAACTCCAAGTTCAGGACGGCACCGGCACTGTGATCGGGATGGCCGAACTCGTGGACGGAGGCACTGTCGAGTTAGTGGTCCCGAGCCGAAAGAGCTTCCCGGTCGTGGCCGGGCACTGCACCTTCAGCTTTGAGGCCACGGTCCCGGACGCTCCCTTCTATACCTTCAAAGTCGGCAGGCGGGATGCGCCGGTGTTCGCCAACACCGATCTCAACGCCAAGGACTGGAAGGTCGAGTTGACCCTCGGCGTCTGACGATTGCTGCGCGTCACGAAGGGCACCGTCAAGGACTGCTGACCGGAGATCAGGAGCCGGCCGGGTTGCCGATCGCCTCGATGAACAGCTCGGACACCCCGATCGCGTCGCTGCCGCCGCCGCCCTGGATGCCCGTGTCGAAATAGATCACGTCGCCCGCCGCGAGGACGCCCTCCCAGACCGCCGAGACGCCGCCGTTGATGAGGTTGTGGTTGATCGTGTTGTCCCAGAACATCGGGACGCCGAGGTTGATGCGCGGGTAGACGCCGATGTCGTTCCAGATCTGGACGCTGGCGTTCGAGTTGGCATAGCCCGAGATCGGGAAGGCGTTCGCGGCGAAGCCGAGGCGGAAGCGCATGCCGTCGAGGTCAGCCGGGATGACGAACGTCGTCGCGGCAGCGTTGACGGAGCCGAACCCCGCGCCGTAGGGCACGACGAAGCCCGCGTCATCCCAGTCGGTGTCGGGGAAGGTGTAGCCGCCGCCCGAGAGCTGGTGCAGTGGGATAAAGCCGTTGGACACCGATGCGCCCACGCCGGCCGTCAGGGACGTGCCCGAGCCCGGCGTGACAAACATCTTCTGGCCCCGGATCGCCTTGGTGACCATCAGAGATCCTGGTAGGCGGTGCTGGCCTCGACCTGGTAGGCCACGCCACTCAGCGTGCCCGCCGTGAACGTCGTGATGGCGATGCCGTCGGCGTCGGTGAAGGTGTCGACCGGGTCGAGCGTTTCGCCGTTGCCCGATCGGTCGTCGTCGGTGGCGAAGTCTTTGACCGACACGAACTCCCAGTGGACGGGCACGCCCTTGACCTTGATCGGCTCTTCACTGTTGTCGACGGCCTGGCTCTTGAGCGTCTGCGCCTCGCCGGGCTTCGGGTTGAGCGTCTCCCAGTAGATCGCATGGCGTGGCGCGGGCGGCTTCGGCTCACTGCCGACGACGCTCTTCGTGTGGTCGGCGTACTTCTCACTGAAGCGCCCGATCGGCATGTCGCCGAACTCGAGCGTCAGGATCATCACCGTCGCGTCGCCGGTGCGGAGTGAACCCGACAGGCGCTGGATCGGCCAGCCCGTACCGTCGAGGTATTCCGGCAGCCGCTCGTCGGTGATGGTCACGACCTGGCCCGCCCGCCAGCCCGATGCAAGCGGCAGCGCGTTGCCCTCGTCGTCGCGCCCACCGATCGTGACCGAGCCCGTGTAGCGGGCCCGGCTGCCGAAGGCGGTGTACGTGTCGGCGAGCGCATCGCGTTGCGCCCGCGTCACCGCCTGCCCGTCGACCATGATCTGGCGTTGCGACCGCGATGACGGGACGCTCGACGCCGTCGAGTGGCCCCAGCCGCTGCCCTGGACGAGGACGCGTCCCGATGAGCTGGCCGGGTCGGAGGCGTCGAGCATCGCGAAGCCGGTGACACCGTTGACGTACGCCACCTCCGGCGCGTAGGCCATATCGGCGTCGATGTGCAGTCCCCGTCCGCCGATCTTGGTCGTGCCGTCCCATTCCGCGCGCTGGTCGGTGATGATGGCCGGTGCCACGGGAGCGAGCGCGAGGTAGTCGCCGTCGAACGCCTGGTGATGCACCTTGCGGTCGGGATCGATCCAGTCGTAGACCGTGACCGCCGCGAGCCCCGACATCTGGCTGATGGCGCCCTTGAGCGGCCCCTGCGAGGGGACGAAGTTGGGCTCGCCCGTGCGCCCGTCGATGAGTTGCGTGTTGGGGATCAGCTCGTCCACGAACTCGTCGGTGTCGAAGGCGCCGCCGTCGGGTGCGAGCACCTTCGCGTGATACCAGCTCTGGATCGTGCCCCGGTCGGTGCCGCCCACCTGCGAGTCGGGGTCAACGGGTTGCGGGCCGCCAGTGTCGCTCGACGAGAGGTTGTCGTCGCCGCCCGCGGCCACGAGCCAATTCTGGCCGTCGGGCACGTTGATGAGGCGCGTGTCAGGGATCGTGTTCCAGTCGGAGCACGACAGCACCCAGCGACGGAACGGGTAGCCCGCCGGGAGGTCGATGGATGCGCGCACGATCTCGCCCTCGAACAGCACCCACGTCCCCATCGTCATCCGCAGGATGTCGCGGGCCGCGAAGTCGAGCGCCGGGTCGGCGGCGCGGTTCTGGACCGTCACTGTGGCCTGCCCCACGCCGCCCACGACCTCGCTCCACGTCGCGCTCCACTCTGACGCGCCCGTCACCTCCACGTTGCCGACCCAGAGCCGGTACGCGCCGTCCTCGGGGATGACCGCCGGCGCCGCGCCGAACAGGACGCGCAGCGAGTCGAAGTCGACCTGGCTGCTGGCGAAGTGGACGACCGGCATCTAGCCGCTGATCTTTGTCGCCGAGATGCGGGTGACGAGGTTCGCCGTGCCGGCTCCGTTTCGGACGATGGATGCCGTGCCGCTGCCGTTGTCCATCTTGGCAACGATCTTCACCCCAGTCGGGCCCGCGACAGCCGGCGCGAAGCCACTGACGGCGATGCGCTCGTTGGCGACACCGATGTACGTCTCGGCCTCGTCGAGGACTGCGCCGGCTGCGTCCGTCAATGAGGCGATGATGAGGTGCGTCGCCGACGCCGTCGCCAGCGCCCGCCAGTGAATCCCCCACGTCCCGGTCCCGATGCCCGTCGAGAGGATGTCGGTGCCGGTCGTGCCCGTGAGGGCGATCGTGCCTGTCACCGTCAGGCCGATGTCAACCGTCGTGAGCGCGGCGGCAGGCCCCGTCGCGCCCGTCGGGCCGGTCGGTCCCGTGAGCCCGACGCCCGGCCCGGTGACCCCGGCGACGCCCGTCGCGCCGGTGACACCGAGGCTGCCCGCGACGCCGGTCGCACCCGTCAGCCCCGCGCCCGTCGGTCCCGTGACGCCCGTCTGCCCACGCTGGCCGGTCGGTCCTGCGACGCCCGTCGCACCGCCCGGGCCCGTTGCCCCGGTCAGCCCGATCGCCTGCTCCGACCAACTCGCGCCGTCCGAGTAAAACCTTTGATGGGTGTCCGTCGCGTAGTACTCGAGCGCCGTGGAGGCAGCGGGCCGGTTCGCCAGCAGCCCCTGGCTGATGAGGACACCGATCTGGACGTCGGCCATCAGTTGTGCCTCGCCGTGTAGCCGGAGGTTGTCGCCGACGCATTCGCGGCGAGGTAGCGCTCGATGAACTCGCCGACCTTGTTGCCATCGAGGTAGACGTCGCCCTTCACGCCACCGCCGACGGGGATGAGCCCGGCCGTGGCCGCGACCGCGGGGTTGGTCAGGAGCCGATCCGTGCCCGCCGCAGGTGCCTTGCCGCCGGGCGCGGCCGGTCCCGGCCCGAAGCCGCTGAACACCTTCTTGACGCCCGTGATGTATGAGTTCGCGTTCTCGGCGCCGACCTTCTCGTAGTCGATGCCCGCCGCGTGCAACACCTTCATCACCGAGTCGGTCGCCTTCTTCCACTCGGCGGGGTGCTTGCCGACGTACTCACGGAGCGATTTCAGGTTCTCGTCGAAGAGGTTCACCTGGTCGGCGTTGCGCCGGTTCTCGGCGTCCTTCTGGTCGGCGTAGCCCTGGTCCTGCTTCTTCTTCTGCTCGTCGAGGATGGCGTTCGCGTCCTCGCCCTGCTTGTGCAGGAAGTCGATGCGCGCCTGCGCCTGGAAGTCCGACAGCGCCTGTGTCGCCGCGAGGCGCTCCTCCGGCGTCTTGGCGGCGGCGAGGTCGGCCTGGAGCTTCGCGAGCTGGCGCTGCTGCTGGACCGCCCGCAAGCGGACCTCGGCGGCCGTGGCCGGTTCGAGGTTGGCCTTCTTCTGCGCCTCGATCAGTGCATCGGCCGTCTTCTGCGCGTCGTCGATCGACTTCAGGTTGGCCTTGTGGAGGTCGTCGAAGTAGCGGTGCGCGGCGTCGGCCATGCGGTCGAACGTCTTGTTGGCGATCTCCACCCGCTGCCGGTTCAGCTCGTCCTCGGCCCGCTTCGCCTCGGCGGCAGCGCGCTTCCGCTCGGCTTCGGCTTTGGCGGCGGCAGCCTTCGCGTCAGCGACAGCCTTGTCGTGCTGCCGTTTGTTGAAGTCGGCCAACTCCCCTGCGCGCTTGACCGCGTCGAGGAGATCCTGGTTCTGGACGCCCGGTTGGACGGTCGGGCCACCGCCACCGACAAGGCCGCCCGGAACGATGCCGGGCACTTCGCCCGCCCTGCGAAGGGCGTCGGTCGAGGCCTGGTTCGCCACCGTTGCGGCAGTGCCCAACGCCGCGAGATTGCGGGCCGCCACATCCGCCGCGAAGGCGACGCGGTTGAGCATCGCCTCCTCTGCCGACAGCGGCCCGATGGCCGCATTGGCGCCGTCTGCCGCGCTGTTACTGGCAGCGGCGAACGCAGTCAGCCCGGCGCTCGAATCGATCGACGCCGCGCCGAAGTCGACGAACGAGGCTGCGGCTGTGGCCGCGGCATCCGCAACCACACCATGGGCCGCCGCGAGGGCTGTGAGTTGCGCGCTGTTGTTGGTTTCCGCGTCGGCGTTGGCATCGAGAACGGCCGTGACGTGCCCGATCGTGTCCCCAGCGGCCGCGAATGCGTCCTTGAGATTGGCGACCTTGCCCGTCGCTCCCGGCAGATCCTTGTTGAAGTCCGCCAGGAACTGCGTGACGGCCGGCTTGTTGATGCCCTCGATGGCAACGGCGAGCAGGCCGAAGATCGGGACAGCACCCTTCGCGGCGGCGCCGGCGGTGTTCATCCCAACGGCCAGCGCATCGGCTTCCACCGCCGCGACCGTGAACGACGCTCCGGCGGCAGTGACGCTGGCGGGGAGAGGTGCCATCGTCAACGCGAGCCGGGCGGCGGCAAGCGCCGTCTGCGCGAAGCCGATCACGGTCTGGGTCAGTAGCGTGGCGCCGAGAATGGCGGCGATCGTACCGATCTCCTCCATGTGGTTGCCGACCTCGACAAGCGCCGGTGCGACGACGTCGCGCATGCCGTGCTCCAGCTCGGTCACGACCGGCAGCAGGTGCCTGCCGATCGACTCCTGAGCCTCGTCGAACGCGATGCCGGCTTCCTTTGCCGCGTTTGCGCTGGTGTTGCCCCACGCCTCGGCCGACCCCGCCGCGACCTTCTGGACGGCCGCCAGCGCCTCCGTCCGATTGTGGATGTCCTTGATGTTGATGCCGAGCGCCGCCAGCCCGCGGTAGCGTCCGGCCTCGACCTGTACTAGGGCGTCGGTGGCCGTCGCGAGGTCGACGTTCTTGAAGCGGGCGAGATCCATCGCCGTCTGCTGGATCTTGAGCGCCTCGTTGATGTCGTGAGTGACGGGGACCAGCCGTTGCAGCGACCCGCGGACGTCGTCATCAGTGAAGCCAAGCCGTTGCGCCGCCGCTGTCTGCTTGTCGATCGCGTCCGTCGCACCGTTCCAGAGCGGCACGTTCGCCTTCAGCGAGGCGCTCAATTGGGCGACCGACTGCTCGTCCTGTTGCGCCGCCTTCACCGCATCGGTGAGGAACCCGGTCAGCGCACTCACCGCTTGGCTCGCCGCCTGGAACCCGCCGATGCCGACGCCGATGCCGAGACCCTGCGCCGCGCCCCTCTTCATATCGTCGAGGGCGCCCTGCGTCTTCTTCGCTTCGGACTGGATGCCCTTCAGCTCGGACTTGACCGAGCCCGCGCCGTCCTTGACGTCCTTGCTGTCCAAGCCGAGCAAAATCCGCAAACTCGCGACGGTCGTTGCCACTACTGCGGCACCTTCTGATAGCGGGCCTTGGCGTCGTTACGGGCGTTCATCTGCATCGCCCACGCCTTGAGCCGCGCCACCCGGTCCTCGACGGCGACGGGCCGCCGCTCGGGGTCGGGGAAGAAGTCGTCGGGCGTGAACGCCGCCGGGTGGCTCTTCACGTCGCGGGCGACGTTGGTCACCATCGCGGCGACCATGCCGGCGCGCTCGTCCTCGCGGCGGGGACCGAAGGGCTCAAGACGTGCATACACCATCCATTCGGTGAACTCGGCGCTACTCATCCGATGCCCCAACTCGGCCACCGTCATGCCGAGTTCGCGGGCTAGGCGGAAGGCGAAGCGCCGTTCGTAGGGTCCAGCGAGGCTTTCGCCTCGTCCTCCGCTTCGCCGCCCATGCGCGACAGGCGGCGGGCCACGTCGGCGATACGGCTGATGGGTGCCGGGTTCTTGGTGCCCAGCTCCTCGATGTCGGCGAGGGAGAAGAGCGGTTCGTCGTTCTCGTCCACGATCGAGAGCGCGGCGAAGGCCGCATCGTAGGCCGCGAACGGCTTGGGCTCGAAGTTGACGCCCGACTCGTTGCGGGTCATCACCGTGCCGTACTCAAGCCACGCCTGGCGGCGGTTGACGTCGAGAGCCCTGACGCGGACGGAGCCGCCCCACTCGGGCACCTCGACGATCTCGGTGGCGAGGTCGGGCGCGGCGAGGATGTCGCCCTTGGTGAGCAGCCGGAGCCCGGCGAGGGCCCCGGCCTTCGTACTTGCCATTCGTGCTCCTATGGCACCCATCGGGACTAGGAGGCCGAGCCGCCGGTGACGGGGCCGGTGACCTTGAGGGTGACGGCGAGCCCTGCCACGCCGCCGCGCGGGAAGGAGTAGCCGAGGTTCGTGATGAGGCCGGTGAAGAACACCGCGAAGCCGGTGTCGGTGATGCGGATGCGGAAGTTCAGCACCTCGCGGTTGTGCTTGTGGGTGAGCATCGCCTCCTGAACGGCGTTGCCCGGCAGGTAGTGGCTCTGGAACGTGACCTCGCCGCCGTCCTGCAACGTCGCGAAGTACTCCTTGTAGCCGCCGTCGCTGTCCTGGTTGGTGACCTCGATGGTGTCGGTCGTCTCGGCGGGGCCGTTGATGTCCTCGACTTCTAGAATATGAGCCCACGTTCCCGGTGTAAGTGGCTCCTCGTAATCAATTAGGAAGCCCGGGCCCGGGATAGCTACCGAAGTGGACAATTAGGTGGCTCCTTCCTCAATAATACATGCCGGATGCAATTCGACCGGCGCGCTCACCTCATGGGCTCCCCTCACGCCGGCTGGATGGCGAGGACGTCGATGACGTGCTGCCAGCGGTTCGTCTTGAGGTCGTGGTTCTGGTAGGCGTTCTCGACGGTCGATGACCCGAAGGGCCCGTCGGTGCGGGCGTTGAACAGCACCTTCAGCTCGCGCACGATCGCGTCGAGGTCGATGTAACGGTCGGCCCAGACGCTGAAGCGCCAGCGCGGGAAAGCGAGGCCGGGCCCGTCCTGAATCGGGTCCTGCGTCTCGGACACGAGGGCGTAGGTGACGGCCGGCAGGACCGGCGTGGCGGGCAGCTTCAGCGGGTACAGGCGCTCGCCGATGAGCGCACCCATCGTCGGGTCGCCGGTCACCCACGCCACGATGTCCGCCGCCTCGCTCACCGGCGCACCTTCGTCTTCCGCCGGCGCGACGTGACCGAGCGGCCCGATTCGGCGGCGACGGTCTGCACGACGTTGCGGCGCATCGTGTCGAAGGCGCGCATAGCGACCGGGTGCGCCGCGATGGTCGGGCTACCGTACTCAAGGACGGCCGGGTAGAAGATGTCGTCGTCGGGCTCGGTCGATGCCGCCGCCGCGATCTCGATGGTGGCGTGCGTGCTCTTGCGGAACACCGGCGCGAGCACGATCGAGTCGCGGTAGTGGAAGGGCGGGTCGCCGACGAGGCCCTCGGTGACGATGTTGGCCTTCCAGCGGGCGGCCATCGGCGACGCGGCGTAGGCCAGGATGTCCAGCATCTCGTCGCCGTCGAGGGCGAGGTTGTCGAGCACCTCGTTGACCTCGCGCAGGTCGAGCGCCTCGCCGGTCACGAGCCCAGCACCTCGGACTCCAGATAGAACTGGAGGTCGACGTTGTCGTACAGGTAGAGGTTCGTCCAGGTCGTGCCGCCGTCGAGCGTCCGCTGTCCGTCGCCATTGCCGAACACCTGCGACAGCAGGCCCTTGCTGCCGCCCTCCTGGAGCGGAACGGCGGTGTACTGCGTCGCCGCGCCCGTCGACAGCCGCAGGTTGTAGGTCTGGCCGTCGGTCAGGATGTGCGACGCCAGGAACGTCGCCGTCACCCATGTGTCGCCCTGAAGCGACGGCGCTGTGCCGTCGGGCAGCAGGCCGATCGCGATCTCGGATGCCGCGATGCTCACGGCTTCGATGAGCGTGCCGTCGCCGTCCTCGAGCCTGACCACCAACGCCTCGGTGCCTGCGATCCGCTTGAGCCTGACATGGGCCGCCGTCACCGTGACGTCGCCGGCCGAGATGGTGAAGCGCTGCCGGACCATATTCGCGGTCCCGGAGATGAGCCCGTACTTGTCCCAGAGCGTCCCGATGTAGCCCTGCCCATCGTGGCTACCGTCCGAGTACGCGAGGTCGAAGATCGGCAGGTGACCCGGCTGCAGCATCCAGCTCGTGGGCTCCGCGTAGAGCGTCGCGAAGTCGTCCGAGTACCCAGGCTGCCGCGGCGTCGGCATCGCCCCGAACGTGTAGAGCATGTTGAGGCTGATCCAGTTGTGGACCGGGTCGGCCGCCACGTTGTCGAAGACGAGGTGGTAGAGCGTGTCCGCCGTCAGCGGTGCCGGCGGCGCGAACGTCAGAAGGGTCCACACCTCCCAGTTCCCGCCCGGGTTGCCCGGGTTCCACGTCAGGAAACCGAGCATCGTGCCATCGGGCTCGCCACCGACGTCCGCCTGGATGCTCGCGCGGATGGTCCCGCCGTCGCCGCCCGAGTAAACCGCCCCGCCGCGCTGCTGGACGCGGAGCGTCTGCGCCTGCGCCGTCGTGGACGCCCTGAAGCGATAGGACAGCCGGCCGTTGAGCGCCGCCCCGACCTGCTGGTTCGCGCGAGAGTCGCCCGACACGCCGCCGCCATAGACGCCGGGGACTAGGACCGGCGGGATCACCACGACCGGCGGCGCCTCTGCCCCGATCGTCTCGATGCGCGAGCAGACGAGCTTGGTGTGATGGTGGCGGCCGGCCTCGTCGTCGCGGCTGACCACGAGGTACGTCACCTCGGGCGACACGTCGGTCTGGCGCACCCGGTCGAGATGGTCGACGTCGGTGCGGAATGCGGTGTAGATCGCGGCGTTGATGACGACCGGCCCGTCCACGTCGGGCAGCGCGAGGTTAGACGGCGCCTTGTCCTGGACGCTGGCCTTGACGCCCGCCGTCCAGCCCGACTCGGGATACGTGACCTCTTCCTCGCCCGTCTCGTTGGGCGTCACGACGCGCCGCTCGATGGTCACCGTGTTGACGAGAAGGCTGGACAGGCTCACGCGGCCACCGCGGCTTCCTGCCCAGCCCACTCCACGAGCGCCGTGGCGGCCCGTAGCGCCGCGTTCCCGTCGCGGTAGGCATATACGACGTCCAGCGCCGCCTCGCGGTTCTGGCGGATGCCCGGCGGATCGACGAGCGCGATGCGCACCGCCTCCGGTAGATCCGCCGGATCGTCAATTCTGACACCGACGTCGGCCGCCTCCCAGAAGCGCAGGCCGTGCTCGACGTTGCGGCGGTAGCCGATGCCCTTGATGCGGCCTTCCGGCAGGTCGAGCACGACGACGGGCCGCCCCGTGGCCGCGAACTCGTACATCGAGCTGCTGTTGTCGCATACGTAGACGGCCGCCCTGCGCTGCACCTCGCGCAGGGAGGCCACGAACTCGATGTTGTTGCGGCGGGCCCACTGGGCGACCTCGAAGGCAATCCGCGGGTGGCCGTGGGCGATGACGCGGCGGTGCTTCGACAGCTCGACGAAAGCGTCGCGGAAGAGCGGGAAGGCCGAGCGCGTTTCGGGACAGACCCGCGCGTCGAAGTGCGTCGAGACGGCGATCACCTCGCCGTCGCGCTCGTAGGCGGGCAGGTTGTCGATGGGCGGTGAGCCGACCGTGACGACGGATGCGGTGGGATACGCCCGTCGCCACCGGTCGGCGGAATGTTCGTTGGGTGCGAGGAACAGGCCGACGCCATCCTGGCCGCGTCCACCTGCGTAGGACTCGTGGCGTGCCGCCTGGCTCTTCGGGTCGCCGGCGTAGCTCTGGCCGATGCCGTGCTCGATGCGGGCGATCCGCGTCCGCCCGCTGCGCCGTGCCGTCTGCACGTCGCCCCAGCTCGCCACGAAGGCGGGGTTGTCGCGTCGACCGCGGGTGTGGGCGGTCATCTCGATACCGAGACCGGGGCCGTCGGGAACGACGCCCGGCGCGGCGATGAACACGCCGCGCGCCTCGGGCGGCAGGGCGTGCCAGATCGGCGCGAGGTGAAGCGCGAAATGTGGCTCTCCGGCTACAAAATCCAGCCTCACTTCCTCTACACTATGCCTCATGGATTGCTCGGTTCCGAGTTGCGATAGGCGTGCGACCGGCCGAGGCTGGTGCGGTCCCCATTACCAGCGGTGGCATCGAACCGGTGACCCGTTGGGCTCGGTCCCCAATCGGCGAACAATCCCGCCGGGGGTCGTCGACGCGGCGATTACCCGGTTCCTTGCAGGCGAGACCGTGGCGGCCTTGGCGAAGGAATATGGGATCGCCGAGATCAACATCTACGGTGCGATGAAGAAGGCTGGCATTGCCCTTCCCAAGCGCCCTTTCACCGAGGAGCGACTGGCCAACATGAGCGCCGGCCTCCGTCGCCGTTACGCCGCCCGGCCAGCCCCGCCCCATCCACCGGACTGCACCCATTGCCTGGCCGTGCGCGGTGTGCCCAAGCCGCCGCGCACTCAGCTCCATCGGGACCGCATCTCGGCCGCGAGGCGAGCCATGTTCGGCGACCCTTCGGACTACACGACCGCACATTTCCGCATACGCCGTGATCGCGGACGAGCCCGTGAACATGCCTGCGTCTCTTGCGGGCGTGCCGCGGTGGACTGGGCGCTGAAGGCCGATGCCCCGACTGAATGGCTCCGCAGCAACGGGCGTCTCTGGTTCTCGATTCGCACCAGCGACTACGAGGCCAAGTGTCGAGCGTGTCATTACCGTGATGACAGCGCCCGTCGTCGCCCGCATCAGTAGCCCGCCCCTGCCTTCACTTCGCCGATGTGACGGACATATGCCTCGCCCTCTCCCCAATGGGCAGCCACGGCTTGCGTATCGCGGAAGAGCGCCTCGGCGAACAGGCGCTCAGATGACTTGCCGTCGGGCCAGGGCACGCTTGTCAGCGACCGCCGGAACAGTGACGGGTTCGCGGTCCAGTAATTCCGGTGCTCAAACCAGCGGTGCCCGTTCTGTCGCTGGTGTGCAAACGACTCGACGGGCCAGCCCAAGATACCGCCGCGATCGATCTCGGACTGGTAAGTAGGCTCCCGCAGGAGCGCTACCTGCATGACGTGAGGCTGCGTCTCCAGCACATCTACGAACTGCCCCAGGTCGACATCGCGACCATAAATGAAATCGTCCTCGGTCAAAAACACATGGGGTCCGAGGGCCCTCGATGCAACGTAACGCCAGAGCCGCTGCATCGAGGCCGTGTAGCCGTAGTGGCCGCCGCCGGCGACATAGAAGCCGTGCCGCCCCGCGATCTGCTCAAGGCCGAACGCGACGCGCGAATCCCAGTCGGAATAGAGCACCTTCTGCACGATCGGCCCGCTGACGTGCGCGGCCAGCGACGCCAGGCTCCGTTCGAGGTAGCCGCGCCGCGTCGGCCAGTTCTCGGCCGTGCCGCCGCTGTGGACGACGAGCGTGATGCCGCGCTCAGCGATACGTTCGCGCTCGCGCTCCTGGTCGTTGTGCTTCTTCGCCCCGTCGCGCAGTTCTTCGAGCGGCGGCCACCAGTCCCGCCACGCCACCGACTCGGGCATCCGCAGACGGGCCGCGAGCGCGAGGAAGCGCTTGTCGTCCTTCTTGAGGTTGCGGACGTGGAGACTTGCGCGGGCGGCCTCCAGGTGCTCCTCGCCCGGCAGGTCGCCCACCGCGTGATCGCGGATCGCGGCAACCATGTAGCGCCTGCCGAGCAGGGCGTTGCGGACGTAGTCGGGCTTCGCCGTCAGCGCCGACTCGCCGTTGACGATGCGCTCATCCGAACGCTCGTGGAACAGGTGGTACAGGTCGCCATCGATGCGCCTGTAGGGGTACAGGCCGCGGATCAACGCCGCCCATGCGCCGTCCTCGAAGCCCCAGCCCCGGAAGCGCTCGTCCATGCCCGCCGTGTCGTCCCAGACCATGCGTGGCACGGCGACGCAACACGACCAGGAGATGGGCGTCGTGCGCTGGATCAACTCGGCGATGTCCGGCTCCCAAGGCCCGACCGGGAACAGCATCCGGGCCATCCAGCCGAGTGCCGCCATGTTGTCGCCGACCGTATCTTCGACGAGCAGATCCATGTCGGTGCTGGCGGCCGGATCGTCGCCGAACGGATCCGGCCGCATGACGATCCGTTCCGTCTCGCGCTGATGGAGACCGCGCCAGCGCCGGTGTGCCCACGTCACCTTGCCCGCAGCGGCGCCCTCGATGGCGGCGCGGACCTGGCGCGTCGGGACGAAGACGTCGGCGTCGATGGCTATGGCGACGTCCCAGCGACCTTCGGCGTCGGCCAGAGCCGCGGCGCGGTTGATGGCCGCGCTCCGGTTGAACGGGCCCTCACTGGCGTCGTGGTGGCCCTCGTAGACGGGCAGATCGGGGAGGAGCGCCTGCCAGCGCGCCTTACACCACGCCCAGAGGCTGTCGCGGTGACCGCCGTCGGAGCGTCGTGGGACGAGGAGCACGACCCTCATCCCACGACCGAGAAGTGCGGGTAGCCGACGACGGCCATCATCGGCTCGGGGTTGAGGCGGGCGAGGGCGTCGGCCCGCTGTTGGTCGGGCGTCCTGCCGTCGGACGAGCCGAAGGACGCGCTGTAGTCGCCGATGCTCTCGGACTTGAGGCCGCCGCCACCGCCGCCAGAGCTGGACGCGAGGTCGATCCGCACGAGTTCGATCTGGACCGCCTCCCGGGTAGCCGTGTCGGCGACGGGCGTGTAGGTGAGGCTGATCTGGCCGTACCACGTCGAGCGTGGGTTCGTGCCGGTGTTGAGGCGCTCGAGGACGTAGCCGTCGGCACGGATGCGGTAGTCGTCGGCGTCGAGAGTCGTGGTTGTCGTGCCACGACTCTCGGTCACCGTCGTCATAGCGGACGCAGGGCGGGCGAGCGCTAGGCGTCCGACGCCGCCGTCGACGAGTTGCGTCACCTCGCCGGGCGGGCCAGCGTAGGCAACGATCGCCTCCTCGGCCGAATCGACCAGCCTCTGCAAGGAGGCGTCGTCGAGGTCGGTATCGACGTAGGCGCGAATCTCGTCGACGGTCAGGATCATCGGTTCAGTTCCGGCGTCAGGGCTAGGAGCCGATGACGACGGCCTCGACCTTGCAGAAGGCGATCGGCCGGTAGACCGCGAGCGCGAGGCGTTCCTCGGCCCGGACGGCCACCTTGTTCTTGGTGAAGTAGTCCTCGTTCTCGGTGCTGATCGCGACCGAGATGCCGGAGCGGCGGAAGACCTGCGCCTGGTTGAACGCACCGACCAGCAGCGTGTTCTCGAGGGCGTTCGTGGTCACGCGGACCTGGAGGCCCCACGGCCGCGCCGCGTTCGGGTCGAGCGTCGCCGGCCCGAGCAGGTAGTTGCCGGTCGTGTCCTTGCTCGCGCGGATGTTGAACCAGTCGTTGGGGTGGACGACCATCGCCGTCGGGTCGACGAAGGCGTTCGCCTGCACGAGCGTGATGGCGTGCAGGATCGAGTCGATCGTCGACTCGCCGTAGCCGGTGACCGTCTGGACGCCGGTGCGGTTGTAGAGGCCGAGGATGGTGATGCCGGTGCCGGCGCCGCGGAGCAGTTGCAGCTCCTCGCGCTGCTTGACCATGAACGCCAGCCGGCCGCGGATGTAGGACTCGAACGCCGGGACGTCCTCCATCATCTCGTCGGTGACGGGAATCCACGTCGCGATCTTGCGGACGTTGTCCTGCCGCAAGGTGAAGTCGAGCGTTGACTCGGGCTTGAGGGCGCCCTCGTCCGTCTCGGCGGCGGCGTTGGTGTACGTCGTCTCCTGGTAGTAGCTCACGACCTGCGCGTTCGTCGTGCCCGAGAGCATGAGGTCGGCGACGGTGCGCTCCTCCTGCCCCGACAGGACGACGCTGGGCGCCCGCTGCTCGAGCGGCGTCAGGTCGGCCGACGTCAGGAGCGTCTTGATGGCGAGTTCGCCGATCTCGCCCCGGAAGCCGCCGAAGTTCTTGATGCCGTAGGTCGAGAGGCCCGTCGTCATCAGCTCGCGGATGCTCTTGATGCCCTCGGACAGGATGTCCTCCTGTCCCTGCGGCTGGCCCTCGCGGGACGAGCCGAGGTCGGGCTCGACCTGGCGCGGCGCGGAGCGCATCTGCTTCAGGGCGTCGGCGTTGGCGCGCTCGGATTCGCGCAACCCTTGCAGGTCGGCGACGCGGTCGTTGATCGGCGCCAGCTCATCGTTGAGGCTCTTGATGGCCGCGCCCATCTCGTCGCGCTTGGCGGGATCGGTGACCTTGTCCAGCTCGCGGAACATATCCGCGAGGCGGGTGCGCTTTGTCGCGAGTTCCTCGCTCGCTGCGATGAGGTCTGCCTGGATCGACATCTAGATCGACTCCTCTCGGGTGGGTTCTTCCTTGCGTTGCCGCCTGAGTTCTTCGCGCTGCCCGATCATCTGGGCCAGGCGTGCGCGGACGTAAGCCTCGAAGGCGGGCATGTCGGTCGACTCGTCCACCAACGGGACGAAGTCGTCCACCTCCACCTTCACGGTGATGACCTTCACTAGACCGGCACGCCGTAGAAGCGGGCCCGGATCAGTTCCAGTTCGATGTCCGTCGTCGCCTTGGCGCCCTCCTTCGGTGCATCGGCGTTCGAGAAGAGTTCGTCCATGTCGTCGGCGACGCTGCGCAGGGTGGCCGGGTGCGTGCCGAGACGAGTGCGCGTGGCGGCCGACAGGACGCGACCGGCCTTCAGCATCCACTCGTCGGGCGCCTCGCCGAACGCGTCGCCGGCGGCGTCGAGATGGGCCATCAGAGCGGCCGACTTGACGAAGTGGACGACCGTGACCGGGTTCGCCGGGATGGGCGTCATGCTGAGTTCGACCCACGGCCAGCGGGTGATCTCGCCGCCCGCGCTCTTGGTGGCGAGGTGGCCCATTGCGCCCGAGCTGTAGCCGAGCGCGCCCTCCGCGATGAGCTGGTCGACGGCCTTGCGATAGCGGGCGTTGCGGCTCAGTTGGGCCTGCGCCCAGACGCCCTCGTCGCGGACTTCGTAGTCGACCTGGCGGCCGATCGTCTCGGACTTGAGATCGTCGTCGAGGCCGTGGTCGTAGAGGACGGGCCTCCCTGCCTTGCCGAACCAGTCGAGGCACAGGTCGGTCGCCTTGGTGAAGTACTCGCCGTCGAGGTCGCGGTCCTCGGGCGAGCCCCACGGGATCGCGAGGCCCTCGACGGTGTCGGGCCCGACGAACTTCAGGGCCATGACGGCGGCGCTCTTCGTCGTCGCCGCGCAGTTCTTGGCCGCGGTGTGCGCGATGCGGAAGGCGCGGTCCTCGCTGTTGTGGGCGTCGAAGTCGTCGTTCCAGACCGTGCGAAAGACCGTCTGGCAACGCTCGCTGTAGGCATCGCGCACGGCGGCCGGCAGGTCCGCGTTGGTGCTATACGGCATGCAAAAGGCCTCCTGCCGCGCTCACGGGGCTTATCCGCGCGGTGTAGAGGCCCTTCGGGAAACTCCGACTCGGTCCTGAACGGGACTGCGGAGACTGATTACGCGGCAGATTAGGCGATGGCGGGCACCGTGTCTAGATTGATCTGAACGCCGGGCCCGCCGTCGAAGCGATGTCCCTCGAGCGCCCAGTTCAGGAACGGATTGAGGCTCCAGATGCGGACGCCGTAACGCTCGACGAGTTGCGCCTTCACGCCTCGCGACTGCGCCTCCAGGGCGATCAGCCAATCCTTGTTCTGGGTCGAGTAGCCCAACGCCGCCTCCGCCCGCCCGTAGCCCTTCATGTAGGGCGAGTCATCGAGTTGACCAGCGTCATGCCCGACCAGAATGACTGTCGCGGCACCTAAGACGCACGCGAAATGCATCGCCGACGTGATGGTCGACATGCTGACCACGAGGCTGCCGTCGTCCGGCGGCCAGTCGCCGGCGGCATCGAAGTCGCCCGAGCGATTCGGAAGATGGTCGAACACGTAGAGGTTCGGCAACGCGAGCATCGGCGTCTCGTCGAGCGGCAAGAAGCCACGACCAGGATCGCCATAACTGTGCCGGGACACGATGAGCGGCGTGTTCGGGTGGTCGGCCGCCGCCATCAGCAGCGACTCGCGATGCTCCTTCAGCACCACCGCCGTCGGCGTGATGCCCCACGTTGAAGCGACCTCGTTGACCGTCACCACGAGCTTGTCGCGGAACCATTCGCGGTCAAAGTGCCCGAGCGAGGCACCCGCCCCGAGGACGTAGATGTCCGATCCAGGCCACCTGTTCCGTAGGATGCGGATCGACTTCAGAGATCACCTCTGGCCGTCGACCACGAATGCACCGCGTCCAACGGTTCCCTTGAATAGAAATACTGGGGCGCGCCGCGGTTGAGACTCATCCAGTCGGGGAAGGCTTCGAGCACCCGCAGGATGTCGTCGAGGCGGAAGTCGGGGTTCTCGGGCCAGAGCACGCCGAGGATGCGCCGCACGAGCTCGAGATCCTGCGGGAAGTCGACCGTCAGGCGGTGCGACTCGTAGAGGCTCGGCTCGATGGTGACCGTCGTGCGCGGGTAGCGCAGCGGCCGGCGGGCGAACCACGGCACGACGTGCTCGCGCTCGTCCGAGTTGAGCGACTCGCGATCGGCCTCCTCCATCGCGTCGGCCGTCCAGGCCCAGCAGTTCATGCCCAAGGGGAACCCGCAAGATTCGGCGTAGGGGAACTCGTCGGACACGAGGTCGGCCACCGCGTCCACGAGCGGCGCCTGGAGGAATGGGTCGTCGGCGCCCGACAGCACGAGGACGTCGGCGTCCGCCTCGCGGGCCACCTTCGCGTGGCGGGCGATGAGGTCGGACGTGGAGCCGCGCACGCACCGCATCTTCATGTCACGGGCGAGCGCGGCAATGGGATCGTCGCTGGCGTCCTCCGTCGTGGCGATCACGACCTCGGCCCTGCTCTTGCGCAGGCGTTGCACCTGGTACCAGAGCATCGGGTGCGTCTCGCCGCCGACCTCGATAGGCGCGAGTACCTTGCCGGGCATGCGTGCCGACTTCATGCGCGCCGGTATCGACAGGACGGCCCTCACAGGTCAGTCGCCGACGGCGCGCAGCGGAGGTCGAACGGCTCGCCCGTCTCCATCGACCCCTGCCGGTATACCCAGATCGTCCGGTCGTGGTCGGGATGCGCGTCGGCGTACTCGCGCGGGACTTGGTACATCAGGTTCGCCGGCAGCTCGCCCGTCTCCAGCAGGCGCTCCGTCAGCTTCGCCACTTCCGGGCTGAACGTCGACACCCACTCGGTCCACATCGCTCTCCTCCCGCAACGTCGCCCAGCCCTTGCCCTCGAGGAGCATGAGCTGCTGGAAATAGGCGTCATATTTCTCGGCCGCCACGTCGGTTGACCAGCGCTTGATCGCGTACTCGCGGATCGCTCTGCGGTCCAGCTTCTCGGCCGCCCGCGCCGCATCGACGAATGCTTGGAGCGGCGCTCGGCAGCGGTAGCCGTTGACACCGTTCTCCACCAGCTCGACGAACGCCCCGAAGTCCGACGTGATGACCGGCGTCCCGCAGAAGTTGGGCTCCGCGCATCCGGCGCCGCCCCACGGCTCGGCGTAGAGGGTCGGGCCCCATACGACGGCAGCCTCGCCCATGAGGCGGGCACGATCGACCGGGCCGACGGGCCCGAGGTGCGTGATGTGGTCGCCCTCGATGGTGCTGTCGAGGCCGCGGAAGGTGCTGCCGTTCCGCTCGATGAGCCCGGGCCCGATCATCACCAAGGGCACCTTCAACGCGGCGGTTGCCTGGACGGCGACGGCGATGCCCTTCCTGCCGATGAACCGTCCGGCGAAGAGGTGGAAGCCGCCCTTGCCCTCCCCGTATGGCAGCTCGTCGGGTGAGTACGAGTTGCCGATCACGACGTCGTACTGGCGATGGTCGAGGTTGTCTCGGCCGGCGAGGTAGTGCTCCCACGCGTGGCTCTCGAAGACCCTGAACGGCGCGAAGACGCCCGAGTAGCCGATGCCGGTCTCGACGGTGTACAGGCCCATGTCGGCGAGCGCCATCGCGATCGGCTGGTGCGCCTGGCCCATCGTCAGGCCGAGGATGTCGCCCTTCACGGCCCGCTTGCGGATCTCGGCAGCGGCTCGGCCGTTGAACACCTTCCACGGCTCGAGGCTCGTGTCGTAGTTATTCCAGACCTCGAGGTGTGGCGAGAAGCCCGGGAACCAGCGCTCGCGCTCCTCGGCCGACACCAGCGGCACGAACTGCGCCACGTCCGATTCGTTCCTCGACGAACCGTATAGGACGACGCGGTAGCCCTTGCCCGTGAGCATCCCGCCGAGGCGGCGCGTCTTGGCGCTGTAGGCGTCGGGCTCCCACGCCCGCGTCGTCTCGGAGTGCGGGCCCGGGCCGACGAGGTGGACCGTCGGCTTCACAGGACGCCCGGGTTCTGGTGGTTGACGAAGCCGTGACGGGGAACGTAGGTGACGACGGCCGACGGCGTCCACGCGACGTAGATGCCCATGAAGGCGACCATCGCGATGCGCGTGCTCGACGTGACCTGTGTGACGCGCATCACGGGAGCCGTCCCGAGCGTTACGGACGGGCTCGTCGTCAGCGTCCCGAGCGATGCCTTCCAGCCCGTGGGCCATGTGCCGCCTGCCACGCCCGACCAGAACGCACCCGCCGTGCCGCCTGCCCCGAGGGCGATATTGGTGATGGCCGGGTTGCTTGCCACGCCGACCGTTCCAGCCTTGGCCGAGGTCACGACCGGCGCGGCCGTGGAGACGACCGGCTGCACGGCCAGCACGGTGTCGCCCGTCGCGATGCCAGCGGCGGCGTAGGTCGTCATGGTGGCGTCGTAGTTGACGTTGGCGTTGCTGGTCGCATTACGGATCTGAGCCGTCGTGCCTGTGTCGGCGACAGCCGTCGGCGGCTCGTTGTTGACCGCATCCCATAGGCCCGTCGTGCCACCCGAGCCGAGCGTCCAGCCGGTTCCCACGGCGCTGTCGGCGGTCGGGACGAGCAGCGCCACCTTGGACGGCGACAGGAAGCCCGCGCCGTCGATGATCACGTCGTCGTAGTAGGCGTCGAGCGCCGTCGCCTCGGTGCCACCCGCTCCCACGGCCATCAGGTTGCCGATCGGGTTGATGAAGGAACTCAGGTCATTCACGCCGTTGACCTGGACCCAAGGGCCGGTGAAACCGCCTGCGACGCCGCGGAAGCCGATCCAGTACCACTGCCCTGTCGCGAGAGTTGCCGTGCTGTCAGCTCCGCCCACGGATGTTCGCAGCTTGCCGCTCGACGTCAGGTACAGGTTCACGGTGCCGCCGGCGATGGCGATCGAGACAGTGGCGGTGGGCAGGGTCGCGAGATACAGACCGAAATGGAGCCATCCATCGAGGGTTGAGACTTGCGTTGTGGCCGCAGACCCCGAAACCTTCTGGCAACGCAGCGAGCGGGTGCCGGTACGGGCCTGGACCGTGCTGTAGGCCATCGGGCCGGTGAAAACGAGGCCGCCATCGAGACTGACTGCGGCGCTCTCGAAGCCGGTCATAAAGGTGACAGCCATCAGACCCGATTGAAGGCGATCATCACGCCGATGAGGCTGGCATCGACGGCCAGCGTGTCGCCCGAATCGGACGGCAGGCGGTTGACGCGGAACTGGATGTAGTCGCCCGCCGCCGGTGCGCCGGTGACGGCGATGCCGGTCGTGGCCGGGCTGATCTGGAGCTGGAGTGCCGTCGCGGTGTGGGCGTCGTTGACGCCGGTCGCCGTCGAGTACGCCTGGTCGAGCGTCTCGCTGTCGCCCCACGCCCGCGCCGCGAGCTGCCACGTCACGCCGTTCGTCGAGGTGCCGCTGGCGGTCCAGTAGAACTGCGCCGTGATGACGCCCGCATCCCAGTCGGACGGCATCGCCAGGCCGCCCTCGGCGTTCTCCTGGTTGGTGGCGTCGAAGTCCAGGGCGTAGTAGTTCACCTTGTTCGTCGCCGACTCGTACTTCGTGTTGGCCGACGCGCCCGACGTCGTCGAGGGCCACATGCCCGCGGCGGTCAGGAAGATCTGGCCGGCGGGCTTGGCGCCCGTGCTGCCGGTCACGCCCGTCGGACCCGTCGTGCCCGCGCCCGTGACCCCGACGGCGCCCGTCAGGCCGGTTGCGCCCGTGACACCTGCGACGCCGGTCAGCCCTGATCCGGTGAGGCCGACGGGGCCCGTGACGCCGTTCGTGCCCGCCGTTCCCGTGACGCCGGTGATGCCCTGGACGCCTTGGATGCCAGTGGCGCCCGTGATCCCTTGGACGCCTTGAGTGCCGGTGGCGCCAGTCAGACCGGTTACGCCCTGCGTCCCGGTCGCTCCAGTCAGGCCATTCGTCCCGGCCGTGCCGGTTGCACCGCTGACGCCGATCGAGCCCGTGTTGCCGACGCTGCCCGTGAGCCCCGTCGTCCCGGTGTTGCCCGCGATCCCGGTAGCGCCCGTGAGGCCGTCGGTGCCGCCGGGCGCGAACGAGATCGTGGTGTTGCCCGCAGTCGTGGTGAGGGCGTTGCCGGAGCTGACGTAGGACACGCCGAGCTTGCGGTAGCCGGTCACGGTGGTGACGGTCTGCAGGCTGAACACCACCCACGCCGTGAGGTCGCTGGCGTCGAAGAAGCGGACGGTGCCCTTGTTGACCGCGGCCACGTCGTCGAGCGCGTCGAGAAGAGTCGTCAGGACGTTGCCGTTGAAGTCGACGAGGTCGATGAAGATCTGCGTGACGTTGGCGTAGGTGGCGTTGTTGAAGCGCATGTTGCCCGAGCCGGGGTCGGCGTCGGTCGTGGTGGTGCTGAACGTGTAGCGGAACGAGTTGCCACCGGCGGTGCCAATCGGGCCCGTTGCGCCCGTGACGCCGGTTGCGCCAGTCGTACCGACACCGGTGACACCCGCGACGCCTGTCAGACCCTGGACGCCGGTGACACCGATGGCGCCCTGCGGTCCGGTCGCTCCTGTCGTACCTACGCTTCCGGCCGGCCCGGTGGCACCCGTCGTCCCGGCGACTCCTGCCGGGCCCGTGGCGCCAGTCACGCCCGTCAGGCCGCTGCCCGTGAGCCCGACTGGTCCGGTTAGCCCGTTTGTCCCGGCCGTCCCCGTCACGCCAGTCAGGCCGGATCCGGTGAGCCCCGTCGTCCCGGTCAATCCCTGGATGCCCGTCAGGCCGACGGAACCCGTGACGCCGGCCACGCCCTGGATGCCCTGTGTGCCTGTCGCCCCGGTCTGTCCCGTCCCTTGCGGGCCCGTGGCACCCGTCAGGCCGTTCGTTCCGGCGGTGCCAGTGACGCCCTGGACGCCCTGCGTCCCTTGGCTGCCAGTCGCTCCGGTCAGTCCGTTCGTCCCGGCCGTTCCGGTGAGTCCCTGGACGCCTTGCGTTCCCTGCGTTCCCGTCAGGCCCTGGACGCCTTGCGTCCCTTGGGCGCCGGTCAGTCCCTGAATGCCCTGAGAGCCCGACAGGCCGACGGAGCCGGTTGTTCCGGGCGGACCCTGCGTTCCGGTTGCCCCGGTCTGTCCGGCGGTTCCCGCGCTGCCCTGCGGACCCGTCGCACCGGTCAGCCCTGAGCCGGTGAGGCCGACGGGGCCCGTGAGGCCTGCCGGGCCCTGCGTACCCGTGGCACCCGATGCGCCGCCGCCCGGCCCGGTGACGCCGGAGGCGCCCGTGACCCCTGCCCCGGTGGCGCCCGTCTGGCCCGCCGGCCCGGTGCTGCCGGCCGTCCCGGTGGCGCCCGTCGGCCCTGGCGCTCCGCTGGCACCGCCACCCGGACCCGTGGCGCCGGCCGGACCCGTGGCACCCGTCGCACCCGCGCCCGAGCTGCCGCCGCCGTTACCGCCACCACCACCGCCTGCCGGACCCATCGGACCCGTGTAGCCGCGCGGACCCTGCGGTCCCGGGCCGCCCCGTCCGTCCTGTCCCTTCAGACCTCGAGGGCCAGTGGCGCCCGTCAGACCAGCGCCGGTTTCGCCCTTGACGCCGGTCTGGCCCTGGCGGCCGATCGGCCCGATGAAGCCACGCGGACCGGCTGGCCCCGTGTCACCTGTCGGCCCCGGGTCACCCGTGGGCCCCGGGTCGCCCTGTTGGCCGCGTGGACCTGTCTCGGCCTGCGGACCCGTCGGCCCCGTCTCGCCGGTCGGGCCCTGGAGGGTGAGCCCAGTGGCGATCAGGCCGGCGGCGACGCCCTGCGCGATGTCGGTCGCATCGCTCACGCCGTTTCCTCGACCGACACCCCTTCAGCGGTCTTGAGGATACGGAAGCCGCCGCGCTTCGCCTCGCCCACGACGGCGACCGGCTCACGCTCGGCCAGGCGCCCAATGGCGCTGCCCTGCTGGCGCATCGCCTCGGCGAGGTCGGCGAGGACCGACCGCAACTCGTCGGCCGTCGGTTCTTCGACATTGGACGCCTTCGTCTCGGTCGAGCGGGTGACGCCCTTGCAGCGCGGGCAGGTGAGCGAGTAGGGCGGCGTCGCCACCTCCGCGAGAAGGCGATTGCAGAGGACGCCGTTGCGTTCGTGGGCGCATCGCACGGCGGCCGACTTGATGACGGTGAGTTGCGGCGGCTGGCCCGGGGGCGTGGGAACAGCCGCCGCCGGGACTTCGGGCGGCGCCTCGGGCTGGACGAGGTTGCCATCCTCGTCGATCTCCTCGGCGGTGTAGTTGGCGGCAGGCGTCCAGCGGACGTTCACGGGGTACGGGTTGCGGTTCTCGATCTCGCGCCACTCGTTGACGGTGATCGCCTCGTGTTCGAGCTGGACGGCGAGCGCCTTGCTCCGCGCCTCGGCGTCGCCGCGCAACAGGCCGTCGACCAGGAACTCGACGAAGATGTCGGGTTGGTCGGCAAGGAAGAACGCCTTGATGCTCTGCTCGATGCGGACGAGCCACGGCCGCAGGGTGTGGACGACGAAGTCAATCGACTGGTGCTCGATGTTGGAGAAGGTCGCGTGGTCGAGGACTCCCACCATATGCGGTGGCATGCGGTAAATTGAACAGACGTCTTCACGTTGAAGCCGCCGGGTCTCAATATATTGGGCATCCTCGGGCGGCACGCCGACCTCGTGGAGCTTCATGCCCTCTTCCATCACGATGGTCTTGCCGGCGTTGCCCGTGCCGCGGAGCTGATCCATCTGCGTCGCCAGCCGCTCGATGGCGCCCGCTGAGAGGGTGGCGGGGTGCTCGAGGACTGCGGCCGGACGCGCGTTGTTGCGGTAGAACGACGAGCCGAAGTCGCGCGTGGCGAGCATCTCGCCGAGGCTCTCGCGGTGCGCCTGGATCGGGGAGAGGCCGACGAGCCCGTTCGTCGAGAGGCCCGGGATGTGCCAGACCCGCTTCGCATCGAGGCGCTTCTTCTGGCCGTCGTCGGTGAGGTAGTCGAAGACCTTGCGCCCGCCTTCCCAGCCGACCTCCATGCGGTGCGGCGGCAGCGGCCAGACCTCGGTCCCGAAGCCCGTCTCGGTGATCTCGTTGTAGCCGTTGCCCCACGTCGTGAGGTGCGTCATCAGCGTCTCGCGCCAGCCGAACGACGTCATCGCGGGATTGGGCGCGTCGTGGAAGAGGCTGTAGTAGGGGTTGTCGGTGGCGCGCTCCTTGCCGCCCTCAGGCGTTCGCCGGTACGTGATGAGCGGCAGCGACGCGATCGACTCGGCGATGACGCGGACGCAGGCGTACACGATCGGCAGCGCGAGCGCCGACTGCTCGTCGATGGTCGTTCCGGCGCGCGTCGGAACCCAGCCGAGGAGCTGGTTCCACCACGGCGCGACGAGGAACGTGCCGTCGGAGCTGATGCTGCTGACGGTCGCCTTCGTGGCGCGCGGCGCAAGCCTTGCGAGAAGGGTCATGGCGTCCGCCTTCCGAGCCAGATGAGGGCCGCGCCTGCGACGACGACGGCGAACTGCCACGCGATGAGGCCCAGGCCGAGGGCTACCAAGAGCAGGCCCGCGAGGACCGTCGCGCCCTGGACGTCGGCGTGGGTGAGGTTCATACCTGCACGAAGCCCCGGGTTTCAAACACACTGACCGGGGCGGGCGGGATGCCGACCGAGGCGAGGGCGTTGACCATCGCGGCGGCGGTCAGGGCGTCGATGACGCGGCGGTCCTGCATCGAGGTGTTGCGCGTCTCGGCGGGCCGGTCGAAGCGCGGATCACCGAGCGGCAGGATGCGCACGATCGCGTTGAGGGCGTGACTCTTGAGCGCCTGGTCGCCAGAGTGCTTCAGGGTGCCGTTGCGGAGCCCTTCCATGAAGCGCTCGTAGTCCTCGGCCGCCGCGACGTTTGAGTTGCCGCGCTCGATGACGGCGACCTTCAGCTCGTCCTCGATCCACTGCGCGATGTCGCGCGCGTAGGACACGTCCATGACCACGGCGTGGACCGGGTTTCGCTGGTGGATGACGACGAGCGCCCGCTTCACCTCGTCGACCGTCAGCATCGTGCCGTCGCGCGGCGGGGTGAGGATGGTGGCGGGCCCGAGGAGGCGATAGTCGGGCCCGTCCCAGAGCGGCACCATCGCCGTCGTGTCCCACTGCCACGCGACGTCGAAGCCGAGCCAGATACGCTCGCCCGGCGGGATGCGGTCGGGGGCCTCGGCCTCGGCCCATTCCCGTTCCTGGATGGCGGCGTTGTTGCCGCGCGTCGGCACGTTGCAGACGAAGCGCTGCCAGTGCTCGAGGGTCATCGTCGGGCTGGCGAACTTGCTCGCGAGCGTGTCGGGCGTGATGCCGGAAAAGGGGTTGGCCGACTTCACCACGTCGAGATCCTCGACATCTGCCCCTTCGGGCACGGCCCACTCGTGGAGGATCACGCGGTCACCGGAGGCGCGCAGGAACGAGCCCTCGCGGACGACCTCGGGCGACTGCTGGCGGATGCGCTCGCGCGTCTTCTCGAAGTCGGAGCCGGGTTCGCCGGCGGTACTGATGGCGATGAGCTGGCCGGCCCGCTTCTGGAGCTTGCCCGCCCACGTCCGGTAGAGGGCGAGGTCGCGCTGGCGATGGGGCTCGTCGATGATGCCCATCGTGGGGATGATCCCGTCGCCCGTCCTGTCGTCGGCGGCGAACACCTGGATGCGCCCGCCCTCGTGGTGGATGATCCGGCGGTAGCCCTCGAGGCAGAGGTAGCGCGGCACGAGCGTCTTGGCCTTGCCCTTGGCGACCTGGACAGGCGACAGCAGGCGCTCGTGGAGACGCTCCGACCGGAGCACGAAGCCCTCGGCCTGGCTGTACATGATCTGGGCCTGCTCGCGGGATGCGGCGGCGACCGCCACGACGGCGTGCGGCCTGAACTCGCAGTGGTAGAGGGCGAGCAGGGCGAGCAGCGTCGTCTTGCCGTTGCCCTCGGGGATGACCAGCCACGCCTCGGGCACGCCACTGAACACGTCCTCGATGAAGGCGAGCTGGAACGGTTCGAGGATGATCGGCTCGTCGGTGTCGAGGATGAGCCCGTGCGCCCACGCCACGAAATGCTGGACCGTGAAGGGCGCAGTGGGGACGGTGGCCCGATGTGCCACTCCCGCGCCCTTGGGGCGTCTGCGTGGCTCTACGGCGGCCCTGCGTGATCGTGGCGGAGTGGCGAGGGTCACGGCGCTATAACTCCCGAAAACC